ACTACTGTTCTAAAGAATAAGAACAGAGCGAAGTCTTGGCTCTATGGTTACAATCACAAATATGACATTGTCGTAATATCAAAGACTGGAGAGATAGGCCCGATATACAACATTAGTGGTCTGCTTGTAGCACTTCCAAAAGTTCCATCTAATCCAACATCAAGAAGCAAGGTAAAGGGTGACCAATATTGGGAGAGGCAAGACTATCCAAAGCAGTTGTCTAAAATAAAATCGATATTCCAATGGAATGAAATGCCTTCAGCATTTAAAAACTTATGGGTAGATTATATTGAGACAGAGTTTGATCGTAGAGAGTATGGTCATTGGTTTATGCGTAATGGTGAGCCTACTTATATCACTGGGTCTCATTATATGTATTTACAGTGGACAAAAATTGATGTGGGATATCCTGACTTCCGGGAAGCCAATAGAATTTTTTACATATTTTGGGAGGCGTGTAAGGCTGACCATAGATCATTTGGAATCTGTTATCTAAAGATAAGACGTTCAGGATTTTCATTTATGGCATCTGAAGAATGCACCAACATAGGTACTCTAGCAAAAGATGCTCGTATAGGCATCTTGTCTAAGACTGGAGCTGATGCTAAAAAAATGTTTACCGACAAGGTTGTTCCTATATCAAACAACTATCCATTCTTTTTTAAACCCATACAAGATGGTATGGACAAACCAAAAACTGAATTAGCATATAGAATACCAGCATCTAAGATTACAAAAAAGAATATGTCTACCATAGATGAAAATGATATGGAGGGACTAGACACAACTATTGACTGGAAGAATACTTCTGATAACAGTTATGATGGTGAGAAACTACAACTATTAATTCACGATGAGAGTGGTAAGTGGGATAAGCCTGATAATATATTAAACAATTGGCGTGTAACAAAAACTTGTTTAAGGTTGGGAAGCAAAGTTATTGGTAAGTGTATGATGGGTTCAACTTCAAATGCGTTAGACAAAGGGGGTGGCAACTTTAAAAGCCTATACAATGATTCCAATGTAAAAAATAGAAATGCCAACGGGCAAACCAAGAGTGGTCTATATAGTTTGTTTATTCCAATGGAATGGAATATGGAAGGATTTATAGACAAGTATGGTAATCCAGTATTAAAAACTCCCGAGAAACCTATTCAAGGTATTGATGATATGTTAATTGATATAGGTGCAATAGATTATTGGGAGAATGAGGTTGATTCTTTAAAGTCAGATCCTGATGCATTAAATGAATACTATCGTCAGTTTCCTAGAAATGAATCTCACGCATTCAGAGATGAGAGCAAGCAATCATTGTTTAATCTTACAAAGATATATGCTCAGATAGATTACAATGAAAGTTTAATAAAGCAGCAGTTCTTAACTAGAGGAACATTCAAGTGGTTAAATGGAGAGAAGGATACTAAAGTCGTGTGGACTCCTGACAATCGTGGCAGGTTTTTAGTCTCTTGGTTGCCTAGTGTAGGGTTACAAAACAACATTATAACAAAGGGTGGAAGAAAACTTCCGGGTAATGAACACATCGGTGCGTTTGGATGTGACTCCTATGATATATCCGGAACAGTTGGTGGTGGTGCTTCTAATGGTGCGCTTCATGGATTGACAAAGTTTCACATGGACGATGCTCCTACAAATGAGTTCTTCTTACAGTATATTGCTCGACCTCAGACTGCTGAGATATTTTTTGAAGAAGTATTAATGGCCTGTATCTTTTATGGTATGCCTATACTTGTAGAGAACAACAAGCCTAGGCTATTATATCATTTTAAAAACAGAGGGTATAGAGGATTTAGTATCAATAGGCCAGACAAACATATATCTAAGCTTTCAAAAACAGAAAAAGAATTAGGAGGTATACCAAACTCTAGTGAAGATGTAAAGCAGGCTCACGCCACAGCTATAGAGTCTTACATTGAGAAGTATGTCGGAATAGATATGGAGTCAACGTATAGGGATTCAGATGAAATGGGGTCTATGTATTTTACTAGGACGTTAGAGGATTGGGCAAAGTTTAACATAAACAATAGAACAAAGTTTGATGCCACAATAAGTTCGGGGTTGGCGATTATGGCGTGTCAAAAACATATATACACACCACAAAAATCAGAGTCAAAAATAAGTATTAACTTTGCAAGGTATAGTAACACAGGTTCTATAAGTGAATTAAGGAAGTAAATGAGAGAGGTAACGATAAACATATCGCCTACAGGATTCCCAAGCCAGTTTGTTTCAGACGCTGAAAAGAAAACCGATGAGTTCGGTTTACAAATTGGTCAAGCCATTCAGTACGAGTGGTTTAAGAAAGATGGAACTAACTGTAGATTCTATAGCCAATGGGCAGAGTTTAATAGATTAAGATTGTATGCGAGAGGAGAACAATCCATCGCAAAGTATAAGAATGAAATTGCCATCGATGGTGATTTGTCTTATATTAATTTAGACTGGACACCGGTTCCTATACTTCCAAAATTTGTAGACATTGTTGTGAATGGAATGTCAGATAGACTATTCCATGTTCGTGCATATTCTCAAGATGCCTTATCGGCAGAAAAGCGTTCACAATATCAAGACATGATTGAGGCAGATATGGTTGCCCGTCCTGTACTAGAACAAATAAGTAAAGACTTTGGGGTTGATCCTTTTATGACCGATCCACAAGAGCTTCCAACTAATGACCAAGAACTGTCATTATATATGCAACTGAATTATAAACCAGGTATAGAAATAGCAGAAGAAGAAGCTATCAATACTGTGTTAGAGGAGAATCATTATCAAGATGTTCGTAAGAGAGTTGACTATGACCTTACAGTACTTGGTATAGGATGTACCAAGCATCAGTTTTTACCTGGTCAAGGTATTCAAGTTGAATATGTAGACCCTGCTAATATTGTATATAGTTATACTGAAGACCCTCATTTTAAAGATTGTTTTTATTGGGGAGAAGTAAAGACTGTTCCAATCACAGAGCTGGTAAAGATTAATCCTGACATTACCAATGAGCAAATGAAAGAGGTTAGTAGTTATAGCCAATCATGGTATGACTATTACAATGTTGCTCAACAGTATCAGAACGATATATTCTATAGAGATTCTTGTACGTTATTATACTTCAACTATAAAACTACAAATACTTTTACTCACAAAAAGAAAAGGCTTGAGTCTGGTGGGTACAAGGTAATTGAAAAGGATGACCAATTTAATCCACCCGCTGAAATGATGGAAGAGGGTAGGTTTGAAAAGGTTGAAAAGAAGATAGAGGTTTGGTACGAGGGTATCATGGTGATGGGTACAAATATAATATTGAGGTGGGAGATGATGGAGAATATGGTTCGTCCAAAGTCTGCTAGTCAATATGCTATGCCTAGCTATGTGGCGTGCGCCCCTAGAATGTACAAAGGAAATATTGAATCATTGGTTAGGAGGATGATTCCTTTTGCCGACCTTATTCAAATTACACATTTAAAACTTCAACAGGTAGTTTCTAAAATTGTACCCGATGGAGTGTTTATAGATGCAGATGGCCTTAATGAAGTAGACCTTGGAACAGGTCAAGCCTATAATCCTGAAGATGCACTCAGAATGTATTTTCAAACAGGTAGTGTTATTGGTAGGAGTTATACTCAAGATGGTGATTACAACCAAGCCAAAGTGCCTATCACTCAGCTTACTGCTAATTCAGGACAAGCTAAAATGGGAGCATTGATTGGTAACTACAATCACTACTTAGATATGATTCGTTCAGTTACAGGATTGAATGAAGCAAGAGATGGCTCTACACCTGATCCAAATTCTTTAGTTGGTGTACAAAAGTTAGCCGCATTAAATTCTAATACTGCAACTAGACATATCTTAGATGCTAGTCTTTATATTACACGCACAATTGCCGAAGGACTTTCTTGTAGGATTTCTGATTTATTGGAGTATGCAGATTTTAAAGATGAGTTTGCAATGCAAATTGGGAAATATAATGTTGGTATACTAGATGAGATTAAAGATTTGTACATCTATGACTTCGGAGTATTTATCGATGTTGCACCTGATGAGGAGCAAAAGCAAAAGTTAGAAGAGAATATTCAGATGGCTTTATCTAAGGGGGATATAAACTTAGAAGACGCTATAGATATTCGTGAGCTTAGAAACATTAAGTTAGCAAATCAATTGTTAAAAGTTAAGCGTACACAAAAGGCTGAGAAGGATCAGCAGATGGCGATGCAACAACAGCAGCAACAAGCAGAGATTAATATGCAGTCACAACAGATGGCGGCACAAACTGCTATGCAAAAGTTAGAAGCAGAGACTCAGTCTAAGATGCAAATCAAACAAGCGGAGATTGCATTTGAGATTGATAAGATGCAGCAGGAAGCTCAATTGAAGTTTGCATTGATGGAGAAAGAATTTAACTTAAATATGCAGATTAAAGGTGTAGAACAAAGTGGATTGGCGGATAGAGAGATTCAGCGTGAAGATGCTAAGTCACAGCGTATTAGTCAGCAAAACACTCAGCAGTCTAAATTAATAGATCAGCGTAAAAAAGACTTACCGCCTATTGATTTTGAATCCAATGAAGATTCGTTAGATGGCTTTGACTTTGCTGAATTTAACCCTAGATAGGGATAAATTTTTTATTGTAACTTTGTAAAAATATAATTAAATGGAAATTAAAGTAAGAGCAGTAGAGGATCAAGGAGAAAAATCAGTTCAAGAAGTTGAACAAGAATTACTTCAAAAACATGAAGAGCAACTTGAAGGAGGTAATGGTAACGAATCAGGAAATGAATCAAGCCCTCCGAGTGCCGCCTCCACGCAAGAGCAAGAAAGTGTACAGCCGGAAGGCGAAGCACAAACTCAAGCCTCGGAGTTAAAAGAGGAAGACGTTCTTTCATATATAGGAAAAAGATATGGTAGAGAGATAACATCATTAGATGAACTCGCTGAGGCTCGCCAAGAGAATGAAGAGTTACCTGAAGATGTTGCTACCTATCTTAAATTTAAAAAAGAAACTGGTAGAGGTTTGAATGATTTTGTTAATGCTAACAAAAATTATGATGACCTTGAGCCAGACCAACTCTTAGCAGAGTATTATCGTCAGACTGAAAAGGAATTAGATGGTGAAGACATTAGTTACCTCATCAAAGATAAGTTTGGTTATGATGAAGAGTATGACGAAGATGATGTCATAAAGAAAAAAAATATCGCTAAGAAAAAGGAGCTTGCAAAAGCTAAAGATTTCTTTGAGGAATATAAGCAGAAATACTCCACTCGATTAGAGTCTAATCCTGAGTCGGCATCTGTGGAAAACCAAGAAGAATTTGATGCTTACAAGAAATATATAGATGATGCTAAGACGTATCAAGAGGAGCTAGAGAGAAAGTCAAAGTGGTTTGTAAATAAAACCGAGGAGGTGTTCAACGATGAATTCAAAGGTTTTGATTTCAAGATTGGAGAACAGCAAATAACATTCTCGCCTGGTGATAAGTCTGAGTTAAAGAAGAGTCAACTAGATGTAAACAACTTTATAAATAAGTTTCTAGATGAGTCGGGAATGATGAAGGATGCCAAAGGATATCATCGAGCATTATCGATTGCAATGAACCCTGAAAAGTTTGCTCAATTTTTTTATGAGCAAGGGAAAGCCGATACGGTTACGGAATCTGCAAAGAAGTCTAAGAATATAAACTTCAATTCTGTGCGATCCACACCAGAGGTTTCCAATAAAGGGGGAACGCAAATTAAGGCACTTAGTTCGACATCGGGCCGAGGTCTTAAAATTAGATCGAAAAAAAACAATTAACAAAGTCCTCTGAATAAAATAGGAGGCATTTAAAAAAATGGCTGGAAGTTTAGTCGCTGGTGGCGTTGCGTTGCAACCATCAGCAGAACAGGTAGCATTGTCTACCAATTACATTACAAACTTTGACTTCTTGAATCAGTATCTTCCGGATACTTACGAGAAGGAGTTTGAGAGATATGGTAATCGTACCATCTCTGGATTTTTAAGAATGGTTGGCGCAGAGATGCCATCCAACTCTGACCTCATCAAATGGGCAGAACAAGGGCGTTTACATACTAAGTATGAGGATTGTACTTCTGCACAAGCTGCTGCATCAGATACAGCAACTATTACTGTACCTAACGCTCAGTTGAACCCAGGTACTGGTGGTCTTGCAATTCGTGTTGGTCAAACAGTTATGTTGTCTGACCAAACTGCTGCATCAACATTTTCCAACAAGGCAATTGTAACAGCGGTTGATAACACTGCAAGTCCTCGAACTTTTGATGTTGCTTATTACGAAGCAGGTGGTCAAACATTTGCGGCAGCAACAAATGTTACTGTTTGGATTTATGGTTCTGAATTTAAAAAAGGAACTGCTGGAATGTCAGGTTCATTAGAGGCTGATGACTTAATCCTTTCTAACAACCCTATTATCCTTAAAGACACATATGCTGTCAATGGTTCTGACATGGCTCAGATTGGATGGGTTGAAGTTACAACTGAGAATGGTGCAAATGGATACCTATGGTACTTGAAGTCTGAGCATGAAACAAGATTACGTTTCGATGATATGCTTGAGACTGCAATGATAGAAGCAGTTCCAGCAGAAGGTGGTGCAGCAGGTGGTGCAGCAAACCTTGGATTCTTAGGTTCTGAAGGTATTTTCCACGCAGTTGGTCAAAGAGGAAATGTTTGGAACGGTGGTTTCCCTGTAGCATTAGCAGATTTTGATGCTATCATTTCACGACTTGACAAGCAAGGTGCAATTGAAGAAAACGCAATCTTTTTAAATAGAGATTTCGGTTTTGCAATTGATGATATGCTTGCTGCTCAGAACTCTTATGGAGCAGGTGGTACATCTTTTGGATTGTTTGACAATGACGAAGAGATGGCACTTAACCTAGGATTCACAGGATTCCGAAGAGGTTACGACTTCTACAAAACGGATTGGAAATACTTGAACGACCCTACAATGCGTGGTGGTCTAGTGGCTGGAAAAATAAGCGGACTTTTAGTTCCTGCTGGTTCAACTAGCGTTTACGATCAAGTATTAGGAAAGAACGCAAAGCGTCCATTCCTTCACGTTCGTTACCGAGCTTCTCAGACTGAGGACAGACGATACAAAACTTGGATTACTGGTTCTGCTGGTGGTGCAAGAACATCTTCTCTAGATGCAATGGAAGTTAACTTCCTATCTGAGAGAGCTGTTTGTGTCATGGGAGCAAACAACTTTGTATTATTCCAAGGATAATATAAAACCAAATCAGGGGAGGTTCGCCTCCCCTTTTTTTTAACTTTAATTAAATCGAAATGAAAAAAAATAATACCACACCAAAAGACATGATATTTGTCTTAAATCAAAAAAACCCTCCGTTAACTTGGATGTTAAACTCTAGAAATACTTCAAGCAATCCTCTCATGCATTGGGATGGCTCTCAGAATAGAGCCTTGCGTTATGCAAAAAATCAAAAGTCTCCTTTTGAGGATGAGCAAGATGGCCAATTAGTATTAGAGCCTATTGTATTTCAAGATGGTTCTTTAGTTGTTCCAAAAACAAATCCAGCATTACAGCAATTTTTAATGTATCATCCCGGATTTAATAAATCATTTAGTTTATTAGACAACGAGAAAGATGCAAAAGAAGATGTTGAGATTTTAAGCATGGAGGTAGACGCTTTAATAAAAGCAAAAGAATTAAGTTTAGACATGATGCTTAGTATTGCACGAGTGCAGTTAGGTTTAAATGTAGATACGATTAGCACTGTTGAAATTAAAAGGGACGTTTTAGTTTACGCTAGAAACTATCCTGAAGACTTCTTGATTGCTATTCAAGATCCAAACCTTTCTGTCCAGGATACTATTGCTAGATGTTTTGACGAAACTATTCTTCGTTTACGCAACAAGAATAGAGATGTTTATATTAACCTTCCTAACAACAAGACAAAATTGTTGACACTTCCTATCGGTGAGGAAAAGAATTATGCGGTTGCAACGTTCTTAAAAACTGATGATGGCTTGCCAACTTTAAAAATGTTAGAGAAGCATTTAGAAAAAATAGAAGTGTAGTATGCAAATTTCAATATCCAATGCAATAGGTGGTGGCGGTGGCGCAAAGGGGGGTGGCACAGCACCTTTTGAAAACACAAAATCCACAAGGTTTGACGGTGTTGATGACTTCTGCGAGACATCAGCCAATTACTCCGAGTTAGATGGTAAAAACAAAGCAACGTTTAGTTTTTGGATTCAGCCACCTTCAACTATTGCAAACTTTAAAATTATTTCTTCTACTATTAAAAATAGCACCGCTTCTCATCATCAGTTTCAAATAATACTTACGACAAGCGCATTGATTCAGATTTCAATGCACTCAAGTAGTAAATACATTCGCGCCTCCTCAACGCCTTTAAATTTAAATGCTTGGAATCACGTTATGTATTGTATTGATACGTCTCAAGGCGTAGGGTCACAGAGGGGAAGAGTTTTCATAAATGGAGTAGACTCAACGTCAAGCACTACGGTTTCGGGAACATTTGCAACCTCCACAGGTGCTTTATATATTGGCGAAAATGAAAACGGATATTACAACCCTTTTGAGGGCGCCATTGATGAATTTGCGATATGGAGTGGCACAGACCAAAGAGCAAACGTATCTGAAATTTATGGAGGAGGTGTTGCAGTAGACCTTAATAATTTAGCAACTGCACCAAGTCCAACAACATGGTATCGCATGGGAGACGGCGATACATTCCCGACCTTGCAAGATGCAAACGGAAGCGCAGACTTGACAATGACAAATATGACAAGTGGAAATATTATAACAGATGTGCCAACATAAAAACGAATAAAAAAATGAGTAAAAGAATAGCAGAAACATACGCAACAATTAGCACAGCAGATTTAGGGTTGATTGACTTTTCACAAATACACGAAACTTCAGCAGAAACGATCCGCAAAAGTTTAGATGAAACTGAATTTATAATCAAGTACGATGCCGTACCTACCTTTATTCTTGACGGAGAGGTTGAGATTTTACAAGCAATGAATCACGATGAAGCTTTACAACTTATGGCTTCTGAAGAGTGGTCAGAACCTTTACCTGTAGAATAATGCACACCAAGATTCTATCCATACTTTATTTTATTGCTGGATACCTTTCGGCGTTTAGCTTGTTTTGGAGTGGTGCTTTTCACTTACGGTGCATTGGTTGTTTTCTTGCAATTTACCTTACTTACCAACTAGTTGAATACATAGAGCGATGAAATTACAACTACTTTTGCTACTAACTAAACTAAACAACTATTCTATGCAATTATTCGCAATTGTTAGCAGCTTCTTTTTGCCTATTTCAGGCATACTTATTTTAATCGGTGTTTCTGTAATTTTAGATACCTTGACTGG